ATTTACGTTTTCATTAGCGTAAACATCTCCGTCAAAAGTAGAAGTTCCCGTAACATTAAGGTTCTTTTGGATATTTACGTTTTCATTAGCGTAAACATCTCCGTCAAAAGTAGAAGTTCCCGTAACACTAAGATTCTTTTGGATATTTACGTTTTCATTAGCGTAAACATCTCCGTCAAAAGTAGAAGTTCCCGTAACACTAAGATTCTTTTGGATATTTACGTTTTCATTAGCGTAAACATCTCCGTCAAAAGTAGAAGTTCCCGTAACATTAAGGTTCTTTTGGATATTTACGTTTTCATTAGCGTAAACATCTCCGTCAAAAGTAGAAGTTCCCGTAACATTAAGGTTCTTTTGGATATTTACGTTTTCATTAGCGTAAACATCTCCGTGAAAATTTGCTTGTCCAGTAACATCTATATCATTAGAGAACCCAACATTTCCTCCGTCAAAAATATGCATGCCATTTCCGCCGTCATCTTCAAGCCTTAAACCTTTATTATTTAGAGCTTTTAATTTTTCTGTTTCAATATGCTTGCCCGCCGCAATGCTTAAATTTTGATTTAGATTCCAAGAATTGTTGGATTGTAACCAAGTAATTGTTTTATCTGTATTTCCCCTTAAAGTGATTCCTCCACCGTCTGCTGTAGAGTCCGTGGGATTATCAACAGATCCCATTTCAATATTTTTATCGTCAACAGTAAGCGTTGTAGAATTTATTGTTGTTGTTGTTCCGCTTACAGTGAGATCTCCACCAATAGTAAGCCCGTTTAAAAATCTGCCGTCACCAACAACATCTAATGTTGCGCCAGGATTTATAGTACCAATACCAACGTCTCCTTCATTTGTTATTCTAACACTTTCTTGAGATCCAGCTTTTGTGCTAAAAACTATATCTCCTCCATCACCCGTGCTATTATTTGTTAACAATAATTTATTGTCAGATCTCATCTGAAGAACATGCCTGTTTGTTCCTACAGAATCTTTCCATTTTATCACTTTATTGTTATCAAGAAGCATGTGACCATTTAAGTGAAGTTTCTCTTCCGGATTTCCTTTGTTGATTCCAACATTTCCGCCATCTTCAATTGTTATTCCATTTCCGCCATCATCTTCTAAAAGTAATCCTGCGCCATCTCTAGCCCTAACTTTATCGGTGAAAATATATTTTCCATCTGCAACTCCAAAATTCTCGCTTGAGTTCCAGGATCCATTAAAATTAGTATGCCAGTTTAAAGTTTTATCTGTAGCCCCTTTGAGTGTAATTCCTCCGTCCAACGCAGTGGCATTAGTCGGAGTTTCTACAACCGCAAGCTCGATATTTTTATCTTCAACCTTAACAATATGAGTTTCCATTATAACCTGATCACCAGAAACTTGAAGGTCTCCATTGATAAAGGTATCTCCCATTACATATAAGTCTTCTCCAATTTGCGCATTATTTGCAATATTGAAACTATCATTTGCAACTACTAAATTTCCTGTTGATTGAATATTATCTATCCAAAGAATATTACCACTTATGATATCTGAATTAAATATATGTTTTGAGATCATCTTATTGTATTACACATGTTTTGGTTTATCTGACTGCATGAGTGTGTATTTTGCAATCTAGATTTAAATTAGACCCAAAAACAACATTATATGAGTCTTTATTTATTCCCGATATAAAGTATCCATAAATTATTTGATCAGATTCAATGACAGTAGATATATTTGGTACTGCATGAAAAGAGGTTGGGTAAGTTATTTCGTAAATATCTTGACCTGCAACAAGTTCTGTAACAAATGATTGTGTTGTTGTTTTATGTACAGATGATTGTCCTGTTGGTCTTGCCGAGGTATGAATCTTATATCCATCGTTCTGTAAAGTTGCTCCAAAATTAATATAATATTCAAAATTATTTAAGCCAGAAATCATATAAGGAACAATTGGTCCTCCAAAATCATTTTCCAAAGAAATTGATATCGCTGGAGTTTCACCAAAGGTTTTCGGAAAATCTATTTTGTATACATCTTGACCTCCTAAAATAGGAGTAACAAAACTAACTACTTCATCCGATCCGCCAAAAATTCTTTCCCATTGCCCATCTTGGCCAGTGGTAAATGCACATTCTAAATAAGAATCTCCAGTGACAGACAGTTCTCCAAGTGGGGTGGTATTATTTACTGCTAGGAATCCTTGTTTATTAATTCGAGCTTGCTCTTCCCCGCTAGTAAAAAATTGAATTGTGCTGTCTTCTAGGTCTGATATGATAATTTTTGATTCTGCTCCAGCAGAAAGCTCCATTGAATTATCCGTAAACCTTAAATGAGTATCTTCATCATCTAAATGATACAAGTATTCACCGAGATAAATGTCTCCAGTAACCGTTTCGTCTCCGTATATTAAGACATCTCCCGTTTGAGTGTGATCTCCGACCTGAAACGAGTCTCCACTGCGGTAAATATCCCCAATTGCAACTGTATTTCCTGTGAGATTAACATCTCCGATTAAATTTGTTTCCCCAGAACGAAATGTATCTCCTATAAGCCTAGAATTTCCTGTTTGCGAAATATCTCCAACTAAATTAGAGTCCCCTTTTCTATACAAGTCTCCTGTTTGATAAAAATTCCCAGAGAGCTTAAAGTCTCCAATCCGATACTCATTGCCTAATGCATAATAATTTCCAGTCTGCCCTAAATTTCCGGATAAAAAAGTGTCCCCTATTGTTAAACTGTCTCCTTCGATTCGAAAATCTCCAGTAATTGTAACATCTCCGATAAAACAAGAATCTCCAGATACATGAAGCGTGTATTGAGGATGAACGGTTTTAACATGTTCGTGAAATTCAACTCCTGAAAAATTAAAATGAGAAAACTTCCAGAAATCTCCTGAAATTATTTTCTGCGCAACAAGTCGATATTTTGAATATTTCTCTGGGTAATATGCGTCCAAAGTGAAAACAGAAGCTTCTCCTGTGTTTGCGTAAGAACCTATTCCTAGATTTTCTTCTCTATGTACTGTTATCCAATCCTGCCCGTTATTTGATGCGACAACTTTAAATTTCTCCGCAGAGTTTTCTATATCAGATCTAAATACAGAAAAGCCTCTATAATTAAATTCTTCTGGAAAGTCAACTCCAACCCAAGCTCCACCCATTTCCCTGTGTATTTCGTCAGGAAGTAGAGAATGTCCATCTAAAGATAAGTCATTTTCAAAATTTTGTTGAGACAAAGGTATAGTAGAGTTATAATATCCTGACGGTTCATATATTGGGTATGAAGAAACTGAGGTCTCTAAATTTGGCTGACCGATCCCCAAAAAGTCTAATCCGCCACTGTATGTAATTGGATCTATGCCTCCTCCATAATTATATTCAACATAACCGCTTTCAAAGTTAGGATAATCACTGTAAATATCTTTTATTATTCTTCTATCTGTATAATGCAGTCCTACTCCCACCCTCTCAAACAATCCGCTTTCACCTACAAAAATATTACCACTAATATCTCCTGTTTGAGTAATATCAATTATTTCATTAATATAAATTGTACTTAAGAATGTGCATGGATCAGCAAATGTTTTATCTCCGCTAATTAATTGATTACCAGTAAGTAAGGCGACATTATCAAGCATTGAGCTTTTTAAATTTTTATATCTTACTTTTTCATTGTGAGAACCAGAATTTGTAACCAAAAATAGCAAATCATCATCTGAATTGTCTGGTAAATGTATTTGAGCTCTATGCGGAAATGGCTCGATAGAATTCGATGCAATAAATTTATTCTCAGGAAGGTTGGATATTCTGTTGTCCTTATTCATTATCCGAGCCTTTTAGTTCCTTCAAAACTAGAGAAAGTGTGTATTGTGAAATCTTCATTTATACTTGCGCCAAAAATAATTGTATATGAATCTTTATTTACACTAGATATCGTATAAGGAATCATCTTATTTGTTCCCTCTAGGGTTAATGTTACAACAGGTGCATCTTGATAGCCAAAAGGAAAGTCAATTTGAACTTCATCAGAGGATCCAGTTATCTTTGTGAAAAATCTTTGTACGCCATGCCTGTTTTGAGCTGTATCAGAGCAAGTTACGTACGGAGGATTGTCATAATAAATACCACTAACCCCTGTAACTATTGATGGCGCAAGAGCTGTAGTGTGAATATAGTAATGATTATCTTTTAATTCTGATCCAAAATTAACATCAAAGTCATAAGTTGTTGTGTTTGAAATATTTAGAGGTATAATTGGTCCTCCGTTTTCATGTTGAAGAACTACTGAAAGTATAGGTTTTCTGATGAAAGTTTTTGGAAGATTAATTTTTTGGGTCAATGCTCCGCTAGGCAAAACAGTTTTAAAAGAAACGGTCTCATCATCTCCTCCGTAAACTTTATTCCAAGTTTTTGAGATCTCATCCCAAACAAACATGTTTTCATTAAAAGACTTACCTGTTACTGCTAATTGTCCCGATGGAGTAGTGTTATTTATTGCCAAGAAGCCTTGATTGTTCATTCTAACCTGTTCTTCGCCAGAAGTTAAAAATTCAATCGTATCTTCTTCACTTTCCGATATCATAACTTGCGTATCAGAGGTCGCAGAAAGAGTGATTGAGTCATCTCTAAATCTTAAAAAAGTATCTTCGTCTTCTAGGCGGTACAAATATTCTCCAAGATAAATATCTCCAGTAACTGTTTCATCTCCATATATTACTGAATCTCCCGTTTGAGTGTGATCTCCGACCTGAAGCGAGTCTCCACTGCGGTAAATATCCCCAATTGCAACTGTATTTCCTGTGAGATTAACATCTCCGATTAAATTTGTTTCCCCAGAACGAAATGTATCTCCTATAAGCCTAGAATCTCCTGTTTGGGAGATGTCTCCAAGTAAATTAGAGTCACCTTTTCTATATAGATCCCCTGTTTGATAAAAATTTCCATCAAGCTGAAAGTCTCCAACTCGATATTTGTTTCCTAAACTATAATAATTCCCTGTTTGGCTTAAATCTCCAGATAAAAATGTATCACCTATACCCAAGTAAGTTCCTTCTAGTCTCCTGTCCCCCGTAACCGTAACATTTCCAATGAAACAAGAATCCCCAGATACATCTAGGGTGTAATCTGGATTATCATTTCTTTCAAAAAACGGAATACCTATCCCTAAATTCTGCAATAACCCACTCTCGCCTACAAAAATATTTCCGCTAATATCGCCTGTTTGTGTGATGTCAAGAATTTCATTTATGCTTGACCTGCTCAAGAATGTACATGGATCTGAAAAAGTTTTATGTCCGCTAATCAGCTGCTCTCCTGTTAGGTAAATCGCGGTATCTAATATGGAGCCTTTTAAATTTTTAAACTTTATCTTCTCGTTGGAAAACTTTTCTTTTGCAACCATAAAGTAAGCGTCTTCATTTAATACTCCAGACTCGTATAGTCTTGCGGAGCTAGGAAATTCATTGAACGAAGAATCTGCTCGCAGGGTTATTTTTTCATTTAATTCTGATATTCTTTTATTAGGCATGGCGCTTCTTTTATAATACACTTAATTAATTAAAGGTGTAACTAGTTTAATGGCTAAATCTTCTCCAAGCAGAATAACATATGAAGGACTTGGCATTTTAGTATCCGACTCCCCTGGATACAAAGACCAAGGATCTGTTTTAAATAATTTAATTCGAGTTCAAGGTATTAATTATGATTTTAGTCATCCTGGTTTAGATTTAAAATCAGTAGGTTTTGATAATTTAGTGGTGAAAGATGAAGAATCTCCTGTTGTTCGTCAAGGAGATGTGAGGTGTGATATATCTTATTTGTTTTCTAGTGGAGAAAATGAAGAGGCCATAGGTTTTCATATAGGTCAAGATTATACAGTGTTAAAAAATTTTATAGATGCGCCCGAACATGATGATGTTAATCTGTTTATGGTAGCGTCGAACGAAGATTGCTTGTCGGATTTAAATTTTATTGAAGATCAAAATAAGTTTGATAACTATAATGTAGTGGGCTTGGGTAATGCTTTTTTAATAGATTATAATTACGAGGCGTCAGTTGGAAGGCTTCCAACATCATCAATTAGATATGACTGCGGAAACATGAAGTTTGATATTTATGATGATAGTTCTCCTCCTACATTTCCTTCTATAAAATTAGGAATGGATAATACGCATTCTTCTGAAACAATATCTATTACTCCTGACACATTTAATCCTGAAACTGTAGATGGAGCAAATGCGATAATGCCCGGGGATATACTAATAGAAATAACAAAAAAGGCGGGGAATTATGGTGGAGTGCCGCTAGAGAAAATTGATGCAGCGATACAGTCTATATCTATAGATGTTCCTATTCCAAGGCAAAGTATTTATGGTTTTGGTAGTAATTACGCTTTTGATCGAAAGCTTAAACTGCCAATTATTGGATCTACTGCGATTGATATGATTGTTAGAGAATTTGATGAAGGTCAAATTGATTCATTTTTTACAGAAGGATCTGTATACGATATAGAGATTAGTCATACAGATCGATATTATAATGAAGGAAAAGTAGAGTTAGCCTCTATCGTTAACACTTTTCTTATAGAGGGTGCGCAACTAAAGCAGCAAGCTTATAGCGCATCAATAGGTGATCAGCTAACTGTCGGCACATTCTTTACTTTTGGAATCGGTCGGCAAAAAGGCTTAAAGCTTTATAGGCAATAAAAAACCCACCTAAAAAGGTGGGTTTTTTAATTAAACTATAACCTTTTATTAAGCGTATGTATCTTGAATGGTCAAAGCGTTTCTTGACCCAAGAATAAATAAACCTCTAGCTTTATCTTCTGGCCCACCAACTTGAGCGGTGAACGTAAGATCTACGGATTTATTATCTCCAATACTTGAGCTAAATGATTCTCCTTCAAGTAAGGCACCCTTTACGACATACTGCATAGCTACATGGCCAGTACCGTATTGATTTGGCTCTCTTAATGTAAAGACAAGATCATGCTCTTCTGTATTCCAGATAAGGTCTGCGATGTTTCCTTGTTTAAGATCTGCGAGAATAGCGTTAACAGAAACGGAGATATTAACAGGGTAATCAACTACTCTGCTGTATCCATATGGAGTTCCCAGTCTATTAAGTACAGATCTTGATAATGGAACGTCAACACTAAAGCTTTGAATGTGAGCAGAACCGGGAACTGTATAATCTTCTAAAGGATTATCGTTAACACCAGGAGCAATTTCTCCAGTAGGAATACTGCTTCCTCCTACAGTGTTGCCATAACCTTGGTCTCCCCTAGGATCATTTCCTGGAAGAAGTTCAAATTCTGCTGCACGACCATCTGTACCAAGAGATAGAGTAATATCTCCAGGACGCAAGCATGACCAACCTTCTGTCTCTGAATCTGTATCGTCTGCACTATCATTTAAAACTCCACTAATTGCTGGCGGAATACTAAATTCTACATCACCAATTGGGGTTCCGTAATTTGTGTTTACAGCTGGAATTGGCAACGCTTGAGAGCCTGTATAGCTTCTTAAATTTAATCCGTCTACAGTAACACTTGCTGTTGGCATTCCACCCACAGCAGCTTCAATTGAGTAGTTCGAGACAAAACCGTTGCCTAATGCGATAACGCTTTGATTATCTGTATCTTCGTTTCCAACAGCATCATGACCCTCACAAGTTGTTAATATAAAAAAGTTTTTACCCGCAGCATTTATTGCTTCTCCACAAACTACGCCGTCAATTATTTCGCTAGATAAAGCGCTTTTTTGACCACTAACGTCCATGCCAATTAACTTTTCATTAATTCCATTTGTTAAATAATAAGAATAATCAAGAGTAACTGTTGGGGGTTCGATAGATACTGCGTCAATTCTTGCTAGTTGCCCAAATTGATTTACATCTTGCCTATTAATGCTGAAGCTGTAATTTGCACTTTGAACTCTTCTGAGTTGTTGAACTCCAGTTCTAATAGGATCTCCTGCTGCAACTGCATCAGAATATGTTCCGTGTGTCGTTTTTGTAGCGAAATTATCACTAGAAGTACTAAAATGGTGACCTGTCGCATCGGATGTGCCAACATATAGCGCTTCACTTTGATATATTACTCTTGCGCGTCCTGGTAATTGTTTTGCCATAATATTATAAAATAAGGTTAGTTTCTGTCTATGTTACATTTTTTCTGTAAGAAAGGGAAGTTTATGAACGAGGGAAGCGAATGTTGGTTACCTCGAAATCAACAAACCCTACAAATAAAGAGGGATCTATGTTTTTACTGACTCGATCACTTAATTTTGAAGCCCTAGACTCTTCTACATGAAATAAAGGATATCTTTTGCAAGTGGAGAACTCTTTATAATTAAATCCTGTCACGTCTCCATACTCATTAAAGGGATAATCTTCAAAGCTTAATTTTGCGAAAACTTCATTTTTTGCATCAGCAAAAACAGATAATGCTCCGTCTAACTGATAAGTATTCTCTGCGAAAATAACGCAACGTATATTAGTAGTCGTCTTGTCTTCTCCCCCAAAAGCGTATGGTTCGTTTTCTGAAAGTTCAGGATTTACAAAAACCGCAGGTACTACTTGTTTGTACGGAGCAATGCCAGAGAGATCTTGTTTGAATCTTCCATTTAAGTCGAATTTGCTATCCACAATTAACTGCTCTTCTGTTTGGTTTGTGATATAAAAATTAAAATCTTTTACCGAATAAGATCCGCTTACTGCAGAATGATCAAAACCGAAGCTAGAGTCTAATAGTGCTCTTCCGTTATCAAAGTCAAACTGCAAACCATTTTCTCCTCTTTCAATAAATGTACCATTATCGTAAACTCCGCTAGGAATGTTTACTCCCTCAATACTAGAGTCATATACCCACTGTTTGTGAGGGCTACTATAAGATACTAAATTGGGACTAAGCCTATCATCTTCTTCGTTTGGGTAAAAAGTTGAGGTGTGATTTGTAAATGCATCGGCTTTTTTGAGTAGATAATTATCTGCCCACAGCATAAAGCTTGTTGTTAGTTCGTGTTGGAATTGCGGTTTCATTAAAAAATAGATTTTGATACTCTTGATGCTTGAATGGAAAGTAAATCTTTTTCAAAATTGTTTAGTAAAGTTTTAATATATGGTATTTTTACTCTTCCTCCTCCTGATAATCTTTTATTTTGAATGCCAGCCCCTGATCTTCCTGAATCTGCTCTCTTATGTATATACTGTCCTAAGTTTGGAATTCCTCCGCCCTCCATTTCTCTGAGCCAGCTTAATCCCTTGGCCCAAGGCATTGGGGTAGCTTTATGCAAGTCGCTCAATGAAGGGGCTGTCACTATATATGTCCAAATAAATCCTTTTGTTCCCATTGATCTTCGTTTTATGAAAATTTCAGTTTTACTTAAAAGCTTTTCGATTTCTGCGACTGGATCTGATTCCGCGAAAAAACCTATAAATCCAAATAAATTTCCTCTCGGTAGTGTCCCAGATATATTTGAAGAGCTTGGCCCCGCTTTTAATTCTCTTGTAACAGGGTGACTCTCAAAATCCTGCATTAATTTATTATGTAATACTTTAAATTCTTTTTCAATTATATTTTTTGTTTGTAATATTAATTGAGTATCTCTTTGTAATTGTTTTGCAATTGAAGATTTTATTGATCTATTTAATCTAGCAGTCATTATACTTCGGTAGGTCTTAAGAATAATGTATAAAATTGTACAACATCAAATAGTCCGTGAGCACGAGGGTCGGATTCAACATGAAACATTCTTCCGTCTAGTTCGATTCTTTTAGCTTCTTTAATATACTGGTAGTCTTCAATTTTAAGTTTAATTCTAACAAGACTATTTGCGTCAGGTTTAGACACTTTGACTTGCGCATCTGTGTCTCCAAAATATTCGAGTGTTCTATCTGTATCATATCTTATTCTTGCTTTGAATACTTTTTTAATAGGAGCATTTTCAACGCTTGTTGTTTGCGCTCCGCCAGTATTATAAAGATAATTATAATTTGGATCTGTACTTATGATCACTTTTTGAGCTTCCTTGTAAACAATTATATCTCTTCCAAATGTATCATGAAGGTCAATTAAATTTGCGGCAATACTTGCCCTGTCTGAAGATGATAGAAATTCTGTCATGAATAGTTTTACACTAAACAATTTTTTTTGTGTATATCGTTTTAGGTATAAGGTTTATGGACGCAGAAGGTATTTTCAAAAAGTCCTGTCATAGGAGTACGGTTTCCCTTTTTAAGGGTTTCCTCGTTATGCTTGAAGACTTACATAATGAGCATCAGATTCAATTCAGTAAATTAAAAAAGAATCTTCCAGAAGGTTGCCAGCCTATTATAGATCAGGCCGATTACTTTGATTTCGATAAATTGCAATATTTAAGAAAAAGAACTTTAGATATTGGTAATGAAACAATTAGAAATATCGAAAGCGAATTAGATAATTATACTATAGGATTTACATTTAAATAAACAATATTATGGCCGACGCAACAACAACAGAAACAATGGACGATACTCGAAAAAAACTTCGAGAAATCTACAGCTTTACTTTTGAGAAAGAAGAAAAAGTTAAACGCACTGAAACGAAAAAGGTGACAAACCCAGAAACTCAAGAAGAGGAAGAGGTGTCTGTGACTAAAGAAGTTGTCGATCAAGTTCCTTATCGCATTATTATGAAGCAACCTACTCGCCGTCAAATAGAGGAAGCAGAACTTGAGTTTAGTGTCGAAATGAGTAATTGTATTAAGAAAGGAATTCTTACGAAAGCTATGCTGGCTAAAAAATATAGTGATACTGGAGGGTTGCTCGCGGAAGAAGATGCAAAGGCTTTAACTAAAATGTATGTTCGTTACGGAGAACTCTCTCAGGAAAGCGAAAAAACACAAATCAAAAGCATTCAAACCGAAGAAGATAAAGCGAGACTCGAGGAAATTGCTGGAGAAATTGCAGTACTAAGAAAAGATATTATTAATGTTGAAACTTCATATTCCAATTTATTTAATCACACCGCAGATGTTCGCGCAGAAAATAAAGTTATTCAGTGGTATATTTTAAATCTGACATTTTTACAAAAAGAAGATGCGGCGAATTCTACACCTTTATTTGCCGGAAATGATTTCGAGCAAAAGCTGCAAACTTATTACGAGCTAGAAGAAAACGGAGACTCTTTATATGATTTGGTTGGAGGGAAAATCGCGGCTTTATATAGTTTTTGGTATTATAGTTCTGGCGTAGTCTCGAGGGCAGACTTCGAGCAGCTAGATCAAGATATCGAAGAAGGAAATGTATGATGCGTGGAAACCGTCAAGCGCAGAAAAATATTTAGAGATGTAGTCAGAGGTTTCTCTACTGCTGTAGTCGAAGAGGATTTTGTATACATTAAGCATCTTACTCCTCACGATCAAGTTGAACTTGAGGAAGTAGAAGAGAAGTATTTTAATATTGCATTAAAAAAGGGCGTTCCCACTCAAGAGGAAATGCTTTTGTTTTTGAAGGAAGAAGGTCAATGGAGTGATGCCGATGATAAGTTTATTGAAGGTAAGCAATTATTTATCGAAAATCTCAAAAAGGCTAAAACAAAAATGGTCTTGAAGAGAGAAATTGATAAGCAATCTATTCTTATAGAAAAAGAAACAAAACTCTTACAAGAAAAAGAAATTGAGAAAATGTCGTTAATCGGTAATACTTGTGAAAAATATGCGAAAGATAGATTAAATGATTTTTATATGATTAAAAGTTTTTATTCTGATGAGGAAATGAAAACTCCTCTTTTTAGCGAAAGTAAATTTGATGAATTGGACGATTATGATTTAAAGAAAATAATTTATAAATACAATGAAGTATTCGAAAGCTTTAGTGAAGAAAATATACAATATACTATACTAGAAGATTTTTATAATCCTTATTTAAGTTTTGCTGAAGATAGTATGCAATTTTATGGAAAACCATTTTGTGGATTAACATACAATCAAATAAGATTAATTGTTTATACTAGAGTATTTAAAAATATATTTGATACAAATGAAAATATACCCGAAAATATAAGAAAAGATCCTGAAAAATTATTAGAATTTGGTAGCAGTTCAAGGGAAGAAAAGGATAAAGCTAAAAGCAAATTATCTCACGGTGACGGAGGTACTCTTGTTGGGGCTAAAGACGAAGATTATGAATATTTAGGTGTGGAGAAACCTAGAAACACAATCAGCTTACATGAAGAAGCTAAGAAAAAAGGTGGAACATTAAATATGGAAGATTTGATGAAATTGCACGGTGTCTCATAATTTTAGTGTATAGATACCTTATCTAAGGAATAAGGAAATATGGCTATAAATCTTGACGTACATGGTAACACGCAACCTCTTGAGGCATCGGTTCAGGCTGCCGTAAATAGGATACGTAAAACCCCAATTAAAATTACGGTTGACGACAAAGGGGCGACTCAACCTTTGGGTAATATGAAGCGTGGAGCTGACGAGTTTAGCAAATCGATGGAAGCAGCTAATGCTCGTATCATAGCTTTCGGGGCCAGTATGGCTATTATAAATGGAGTATCCGATGCTTTCAAGGGCATGGTTAGGAATGTTGTTGAGGTGGAAAAAGCTCTTGCAGATATCAATGTGGTTATGGGCTTAAGTGCTGCAAATTTAGATAAATTTTCCGATTCTTTATTTCAAGTTGCGAAAGAAACAGCTGCAAGTTTCGATGTGGCCGCTGCTGCTGCTACAGAATATGCAAGGCAAGGCCTTAAGGTAGAAGAAACATTAAAAAGAACGAAGGACGCTTTAATTTTAACGAGGTTGACGGGTATGGATTCTGCGGAAGCAGTAAAATCTCTAACTGCAGCTATGAATACTTATGGTCATCAAATTAAGGATACTACTCAATTGGTTAGTAAGTTTGCAGCGGTAGATGTTAAGTTTGCTGTTAGTGCAGAGGATTTCGCTGACGCTATCGCTAGAACTGGTGCCGCAGCAAAAGGGGCTGGGGTGGATATAGATGAATTGATAGGATTAGTTACGGCAGCGCAACAACAAACTGCCAGAGGAGGTAAGGTCATTGGCAACTCATTTAAAACAATTTTTACAAGAATTGGTAGAACCGATACATTGAATCAATTGGAGAATTTAGGTATTGCAGTTAGGGATGTCGAGGGTAATACTCTCGGAGCAAAAAGAATATTAACTGATCTGGCTAACACTTTTGATAGATTGAGCGAGGCTCAAAAGGCTCAAATTGCACAAACTGTCGGTGGTGTATTTCAAATCAATATTCTAAAAGCCGTACTTGGTGACGCGGCAAAACAAAATGGTATTCTTGCGAATGCTACCCAAATATCTGCAAGCGCAACAGATGAAGCTATAGATAAAAATGAACAATTAAGAAACACTATGGCCGCCATGGCCACAGAAACAGGCTTAGCAATCAAAGAGGTAAGCGCTCAACTTGGTGAAATTGCCATTGCTCCTGGAATAGAGAAAATTTTAAATATAGTTAAGAGCGGGGCCGAGGGCCTATCTTCCGCACTTGGAGATGGGGAGGGCACCGGAAATCAATTTGCAACAGGATTTTTAAAAGGCTTGGGTAATATTATAACTGGGCCAGGTTTAGTTATGCTCGTTGCCGTTATAGGAAAGCTATTTTTAAAAGCAGGTCAATACGCGAGAGAAAGCTTGACATCTTTAATAGGAGTTTCTTCTGAGGCGCAAAAGCAAAAAGCTATTCAGTCTTCTCTGGTTAATTTATTTAGTCAAAACGCAGCATTAAGTAAGGAAATGTTGCGAACAGATATAAGTCGAACGGAAAAAGAAAGAATAATCCTTGGTCTTCTTAAGGCGCAAGTTGTTGAGGCTAATATGTTGAACAATATTAGTAAACAGGCTGCCACTACATTATATAAACAGGGTTATGGGGCAAGCTTAACTCCTAGAGGTAAAGGTAGGGCTGCGCAAGGGTATATTCCTAATTTCGCTCATCCAGAAAGAGTTGAGGCCGCTAAAGGTGGGTATGCCGCTGGAAGTATTCGTAGCATGAATATGCCCGGCGAAGGTTCGGTTATATACAACAGTGCGGAAAAAGTGAAGAATTTCAAGGGTATGAGTCAGCCTGCAATCATGCCGCCACAATCCAGTAAAGCTGGAAAAAACTATCAACAAGCATTTGGGAATATACATGGATTCGATCCATATGCTGCGGGAGGATATATACCAAATTACGCTCGTAAAGATACGTTTGATGCATTTAGGAAAACAAAATCATTTAGAATGCTTGCCGCTTCACCTGGAGGAGCTATGCTCCCTGATAGCACCAAAAAACTAAACCAAGCCCAACAAGCTAGGGCTGATGAAGCATATAAGTCATTAATGTCTTATGTTGATAAATCTAATGCGAATTTAACACCAAAAGCATTGATTGGCGCCTACAGAGGTAGTGTTGTAAAAGAAGATCCAAAAAAATCTTTAGCAGCAATGCTTGTGCCTCCCGAAGGGTATAAAAAACCTTTCGCTAATCATAAAGATCTTACGTGGCCTGTGTATGGTTTAAGGCCAGACGCTCAAACAGATCCAAGTTTAAGCGAAATGGTAAAAAAAGATTTCAAAAAAACAGGAAGTGAATATGGAAATAAAATAGCTTCCGTACTTAATAAAGGCAGGCAAGAAATCAGTGGTGGTACAATCTGGAGCCGCATGGAAAAAACCGCAGGAGCTATGGGTGCGTGGCAGGCTGCTGTTGGGGCATTATTTGAAACAGCAGTAGCTACCGCATTAGACTACAAAACAAAAAAAGGAGGGAATGAGCAGGGAGATTTTGATGTTCGAGCAGGGAATAAAGCAATCCTGTCAAGAGCTTTTGATGGTTTTCCAGTAGACATGCTTTTGGCTGATTTTAAAAACGATAGTGAAAGCTATGGGAATAAAGAATCTTTCTATAAAAAAGTTATGAAAGAGAAAAAGTTTGAAAAAATGCAAAATAAAAACAAACTTATTTCCACAAGAAAAGCTTACGGACACATCCCTAACTTCGCCGATCCATTATCAGATGCAATAGGTCGCGAAAAAGCTGCTGGTGTTCCTGTGTCACAAATTCGCGTGGGATCTCATAGCGCACTCATGGGCAAGGGTAACCCTCTCGGCCTCGGCGTAACCAATACTCACGATGAACCAAACGGTCTGCGCGATGTGTTTGGTTCCGCTAATGGATTTGTGCCGAATTATGCTGTACCCACACTTTCTGCAGGCGATATGGGTTTAAGAATAGATAAAACGCAGCAACAATTAGCCGACCAATATAATAAAGAATTAAAGATAAGGATAGATAGATTACGCAAGGGTAATTATCAGTATAAGGATTTTGAAAGGTCAGTTAAAAAATTAAATGATAGATATAATGTTTCTAGTAATGCTCAATCAACAGTAAATAAAGAACTACGTAAAGAAATTGGATTGATTCAAAGAAATAATTTAAGCAGGCAGCAAATGTCTACGCAATTCCAAAAGAGCTCCTTAGGTAGAGGTACTGCAAAAATGGGTAAAATGTTTAGTGGTAATTTTGGAATGATGGCTATGATGGGCGCTCCAATGGCCGCAGGGCTTTTGCAAGGAAGTGGTGCTGGGCAAACAGGTGCAGGAAGCGCTATGTATTCAGCAGGGGGAGCTTTACAAGGTGCCGCAACTGGAGGCATGATGGCGAGCATGTTAGCTCCAATGTTTGGACCTGCTGCGCCATTGGTGATTGGTATCGGAGCTTTAGGGGGAGCAATACATGGTATGGCATCTGCAAGCGAGGAGAACACCAAAGCTTTAGAAGAAAACGCCAAAAATATGGGTGGGCAGATAGCACAATCTGTTATGTCTAATACAGCACTCACTCAAGCACTTTCGTCCTTAAACCCCGCAGAAACAAAAAGACTTGCGGGATTGACTCGAGCAGGCGGAGAAATAAATAAGGCGTATAAAGAAAGAGAAAGATCAATTATTAAAAAATATCAAACGCCTCAAGATATTTTAAATCCAGCAAGTCAAGTAGGCTCAATGCTTTCATCGTCACCATTAGGCGCTGCGTTATCTGGCTTTATAAACACAAGTTCAAGCGCTGTTACCGGAGAGAAGAAATCAGAAATTGGGAAGGCTAGAGGAGAAATGGAAAAACAAGCTGCAATCGAAAGAAAAAAAGCATTAATAACGGCATTTAAGTCTATGCCTGCAGGTGAGGAATTCATGGCCAAAAGTTTAAATATGGTTGATGGTAAGTACGATCTAAAGGAGCGATCTTTTGATAGAGAGGGATACTCAAAGGAACTTGAAAAGTTAGACCCTAAAGACAAAGCCGCGCAAGAAGCTCTTAAGCAAGTTTTTGAAGATCAGGTTGTTCAAGCAGAAAGAGCTTCGGTTAATTTAAGTAAAGAGAATAAAGCAATCATATTGAGGCTTAACTTGCAAAAAGCAATTATGCTTGCACAAATGCAAGCTAAAGAGGCTCAAATTGATATCAAGGAAAAATATTTTAAGCAATCTAATATGATCGAAGCTCAAACTAAAATTTTGGGCGGCCTCATGAGCGAGGAACAGAAAGCTAGATTAAATTATAATAAAAGCCTAATCAAAAACACTGAGACTAGAGAATCTGGAGAACAAGCGGCAGAAGATGCCATGCGTTTAGGTATACTTCAGGATATAAAAGGAGCTCAGGGCGGGGGATTGGAACAAGCCTTAAAAAAGGCATTATTTAAAGAAACAGATGAAGGTAAATTGAAGGATATAACATTTGAAAATTTGACTAAAGAATTAGATGCAAAAGGCGCAAAAGAATTACTTGCTATACTAACTGAAATAGGAGAAAAAGATGACAAAGCAAACAAAATTCACGAACAAAGAACTGCAGAATTTAATAATCAAATCTCTATATTAGATAAACAAAAAACATTAAATGATAACATTGCTACGGCAGATTATAAAATAAATGATGCTATTGGTCAAAGAAAAGATTTAATGAAAGACGTTAATCGTGAAATGCAAGAATATATTCGCGGATTAGATTATGCTGCTCAAAAAAGAGCTATAGAATCAGAAATACAATCTGCTAGATTTAGTGCCGGACCAGTGCGATCTCAGGAGGAAGTATTTCAGGACATGCAAAGAAAGGTTGGCGAGCGTCAAGAAAGTATTCGAGAGGAATATACAAAAAGCGCGGTTACAGATATGAAAAAATTTGCTGACGAACTTGGATTAACTGAACAACAAAGATTAGAGGTAGCTGATGATCCAAATAAATTAAAGGGCGCAGCTGTTTCTTTTTATGATAAAGAACAATCTAATTTTAATGCAAAATATGGTCAAAAAATGAAGATGCTGGAAGAAGAATCGGTCCCGTTGATTGAAAAAATAGGTAAGGGTGAAAAGATAACAGATTCAGAAATGAGGAATTTAGAGGAATATAATAAGCTTATAGACCTGCAAAATAACCTTAATAGCGTTAAGGAAGAAACTTTAAAAAAATCCGGCGAAATATCTGGAAAGCTTCAAGATCAATTAAATATAACAAAACAAAAAATAAATAAAGAAGCAGAACTCCAGGCAATTAAAGAAAAAGAGTATCTGAGAAAAACTGGACCAGGAGCTTTTGGTGAGGGCATGGCAGACGCATCTCAAGATATGCGTAATGAAATTGAGATGATGGATTATGAACTTGGAAGAAATATTCCAAGAAACTTTGCGAATGGTATGGCTACAGCTTTAACTGAGGCTATAAATGGCGCAAAAGATTTAGATGATGCATTAAGAGATGCCGCGATAAATTTCTTGGGCGCGATACAGCAAGCCATGATGCAAAAAATGGCAATGCAAGCAGTAACTGCAATGGGATTTTCTCAAGGAGGAAATGTTAGGAAGTATTCTAACGGAGGTAATGTTCCTGCCATGGTCACGAATGGAGAATATGTAATGGGTCGCGATGCAGTTAAAAAATATGGTGGCGGATTTATGCATCGCATGAATGCTGGTGGGGAAATTCCTGGATATAGTAACGGTGGAGATATTTCCGATAGAAAATATAGGCGTAGTCAAATGTCTGGATACTTTTACAGTGGTCAATCTGGGAGCATAGGATTAAAAGAAGATGAACAAACTGTTAGAGGTCTCATCGCTGAAAGAGAAAGAAAAAGGCAGGAAGAAGAAGCTAGAAGGCGCGCCAAGAAAGCTAAAAAACGTCAATTATGGGGTATGCTTGGTTCAACTGTAGCGATGGGTTTTGTTGGATCTCTATTTAATGGAAACATAAACGCTGGAGGCGGGTTAACCAGCTCTGCTAAATCTGCAGGATACGGAGCTAATACCCCTGCAGGAGTAAGTATGGCAACTGATGCAAGCGGTCAAGCATTTAGTCTGCTTCCTGGGGCCGATGCCTCTGGGTATAGTAATGTCGCACCTACAAGAAGTTGGAATCCAAGTTCTTGGTTTGCTGATTCGTATGGAACTGCGACGCAAGATCCAGCTTTATCTTATTATTTTAACAACAATCCTCAGTCATTAGGCGGCAAGATTAATAAGTACGCAACTGGCGGCCACATATCGGGCAAGTCCGGAATCGACCAAATCCCAGCCATGTTGAGCGAGGGGGAATATGTAATAAAAGCTAGCAGTGCTCGACAAATTGGTAAGCCCACGCTTGACCGAATAAATGCTGGAAAATTTTATGAAGGTGGACAGGTTTCCAAGATGGAGGAGAGTTCTGAGAGCGGCATGTCTCGAGGTAATACAAATAATATAAATATCTCCATAAATGTAAAAAAGGGTCAATCTCAAAACGAACAAACTACAACCGATAATAATTCTGATCCCGCAGCCAAAGACAAGGACGATCAAGATAACTCATTGCTTGCAGAAAAAATTAAGCAGCAAGTTGTTGCGGTGATTGTTGAAGAGCAAAGACCTGGTGGACTGCTAGATGATTAATCATGAGTTATTCAAACTATGAGCAAAAAATTGTACTCAATGGATTTATTTTATCTGGAGTGCAAAATGTTGATGGAAATTACGGAATTAATGAAAACCCACTTAGGGTTGCTGGTGTTGGATTTGTTGACGCCTTAATTGAAGCTCCACTAGAGGGCAACTTTACAATATCAAGAGATATGGTGAGTCGAGATCCTCTAATAGAAACAAATTCTCTTGGTAGGTATACATATGACGAAGATTATGTAAGCGGAGTGATATTATATGATAATGATAACAAAGGTTTTGGTTTCACAAAGGGAAGAGTCTCTAGGTATTCTGTTTCGTGTTCTGCCGGAGAAGTACCAACAATTAATACTGATATTAGAGTTTTTGGTGAATTGGGTCAATATGTTTTATCTGAAAAAACAATTTTAATTAATACTTCATTTGCTAATTATCCTTTTAATGGTGATTATGTATATTTTACTGACTTGAATGGTAATGTATTAGATCAAGGTCAAAATTTAAAAACAGAATGGGACGCGGGAACTTTGACGATAGATGATGATCAATATGCAACTCTATCTGAGACTTCAAGATTAGTTGAAAATGGAGATGTATTAGGTTTAGGTAAAAATGCATTTGAAATAGATTCTTCTTATCAAAATGTAATTGTTAACGATCATCCTCCGATTCAATTTCCTGATCAATCTAGTATATCAATTGATGTTGATGATTTTAATTTAGATGCTATTAGTGATTTTAGTTATAGCAGGGCGATTAATATGACTCCTATATATGCAATTCCAAAAGGAACAGAAAGCGATTGGAATAATGGAAGTTTGGCCACTCATAAAAATTTAGAACCAATTCAAGTCGATACTCAATATCCAATTGAAACAGACATTAATTTTACGATGATTGTCGATGAGTATGAAATAAGACAAATAAAGGATCGTATACAATCTGCACCAAAAAGTAATGTTGTTATTAATATTAGGGACGCGAAAACAGATAATTTTATAAATGCATTTACCGGGCATAATGTGAGATTGATTTCAGAATCGATTAACGCTTCCATTGAAGGAGAGATGTCTATATCTTTAACTTATAAAGGTTACGACACATACCATAATCCTGTTACATGAGTACTCCATTTCTAAGGTTTGAAGACGGAAAGGTTACTATTGGGTCAAAGGACTTATTGGTAAGAAGCGCTAATTTATCTATATCTCCAGATTTGCAGGTTGAAAGAGTATACGGCAAATTAAATAAGGATCTTCTGGGCGCAAGTACAGATTTTGTAAAATTTGCCCCAACAGGAGGAGTTAGAGGTCAATTGGAAATTAGTTTTTTAATTAATTCAGATACGTTTTCAGAGGGAAATACAAATAATATATCTAGATTGTTTGAAATTGCAGAAGGAATGAGCGAGCGACCAATTCATACTAATGTCGTGGGTAGGTATGCTTTTAATCATATGTATTTAAGATCTTTTGGTTTTACTATGTCTCCTTTTCAATTAATTAATGCTACTGCAAAATATGATATATATGGATCTATTGAAAAAACTGTTGATAAAAGATTTGTATATACCGAAAAAAACTTCGCTCATGGATTAAAGTCTTTTGGGGAAATGAAAGCTAGTGCAGTTTCAGCAGATACTATGGCTGGAAGATTTGAAATAACTAATTTGTCATATAGTATAATGGTGGATAGAAAAATTCATAGTCATATAAGAGATAATGAGCATACCTCTATTAATACAAAAGCAACAGGCGCGCTACCTTATCGAGTTTCTGTTGAGAGTATAGAGGCAGAGATGGCTATCGAAGCAAACGAAATGGTTGATTCATTGAATTCTTATGGAGATTATCAGTATTCAAATGCAGCAAAGGGTTTGAATGATTCTAGTATTAATGCTTATTTATATTCTTTAGAAGGCGATCAAATAGCAAAATTTTCTTGCGAAGGAAAAATACAATCCCAGTCAATGTCTGTATCTGAGGGTAGTCATGCAAAATCAAATATAATAGTTAGACAAATAATAAAATGAATTTAGGTCCAGAATATATTACTAATTTAACTAATTATAGTGGTCTTTTTCAGACTGGAGTTAGTTATGAGAAATTTGATATAGTATATAATACTGGAGATGCGCGATTCTATTACGCTAGGGATGATATGACTTATGGAGGAGGTGCAGTCATGGAGGGTTCAAATAGATTTTTTCTAGAACCTGACGGCCCACAGGAAAATGGAATGCCTACGCATTATATTTTTGATGAACTTAATGAATTAACAACTATAAATAATCAAGTAGAGGTTGGTCAAGTAATTCATTTAACTGGATCTTTATTTGGGTCAGATGGTTATTATAAAGTTTTAGATTATGAAAGAGATTTAAGTTCCCCAGAAGAGGATACATCCAATGGAACTATAGAAGGAGCCCTAGATTTAACAATTTTGTCTGATAATTGGTATCAATCTTCTTGGTTTATGTTAGCTGATAAGGGTACAGATCAAGAGCTTGATGCTACAATACATTTTTCACCCAAAGGTTCGCCCGGATGGTACTATAATACATTTCTAGGATGGTTGTATGTGTCACTAACAGATGCGCCGGGAAATCAAGTATGGTTCTGGATTAATAATCCTGGCCGAGGACAAGGTGATACTGCTAGCGAAGGTTATTGGATGTGGTCTTCATCTGAAGTGATGGGCTCCAATAATATTAATAAAGATTCCTTTGTGTTTTTGGAAAGTGGATTTGGTAATGATTTCGGGCCTATTGGTAATTGGTTGCATTGGCGGAAATCTCACTTGCCTGAATATGCTGCGATTTTTTATAATTACGGTTCGGCAAAATGGTATGGAATGGCAAGAGCTAATTCTAAAATTGATGTTTTAGATAGGGCAGATATACCTCCAGCCGTACCTTCTGATGCCCCTAGTAATAGATTGAAAGACGGCATATCTGCAAGAATACAAGTTCAGGGTATAGACGAGGATACTATCATAAATCAATACGAAGAGCCTTCTAGTAATTTTATCAGTATTAAATCTATAGTTCAAGACTTATCTTCGGAACAATCTTCTTGGTCAAAAGACTTGTTTTTCTTTGATGCGGATTATGGATCGACTGTGAATTTTAAGGCTAATAATTATAAATATGAATATGGTAATGGATATTATACTCTGCAGCCTAAAAGCATTAACGCTCTATCTTTTGAAGCTAATCTTCAATTTAAGAACAGAACAAATAGAGAAGCTAATGCAATTATTCACTTTCTTGAAAATCATCAGGGGCAGCACGAAAAAGATAAGCCATCTGCAACTTTAAAGTATAGTCAGGGAATATCTGGATTTAGGTGGGATGGTAATGCGACTTTTCATCCTTATGATTCCCCAGATGTGCAGACTAAAAATTTTTACTGTCAGCAATTCTCTCATTCTTTAAATTTTGAAAATAGTAATAATTTAAATGTTAAGTTGGTAAATTATGATACTTCTATTTTAAGAAAATCTGACGGATTATTTGTTAGGAGGCCTGAAGATTATTCAACATCTGGTGAATATGGATTGAATGATGTGGTTTTTGATACTGGAAATCATCAGTATTATTACTGTCATAGTGGAGATGGATTCGACACTTTATCTGGTTTGGATCCAGTTCTAATGTCTGACGAATGGAGTAGGGAGTCTGGTAATTTTCAAGATATAAATACTGGGTTTTGGACTAGAGAGTTTTTTTGGCAACCATCTATTGGATTAAACGTCGCTCAGAATCCAAGAATGAACAATTTAACTTTTGGTGGCGCATACAATCAAATATATAAAGACGGAATAAATGAAAGCCTGCTAAATTTAGATTTATCTTTCAACAATAGAAGTGATGAAGAAGCTTATTCTATAATACATTTTCTCGAACAACATTATGGATCTACCCCGTTTCAATTCTCTCCTCCCGCCCCATATGAAGCAAAGAAAAACTTTGTATGTCAAGAATGGAGTCATACATATAATTTTAAAGACAACCACTCAATTTCTGCTAAATTTGAAGAGTTTCCTATAAATTTAAGCAGTCAAAGGCTTTTAAATAACTCCACACCTTCTCCTAAAACTCCCGCCGAGATAATTATGAGTTCAATATTTATTATTGGAGATGAGGATGATAATTTTTTGTGGAACGAAACGCAAAGAAGAAGGGTTACTATTGAAAATATCGGCGGCTCAGATGCTACAATAGATTCCTTATTTTTCGGCAGTGGGTCTGAGAATTTTTCAATCATCGGAAAGAAGACTTTTGGGGAAACTTATATTGAGGGATCATTCGATGGAAGCGAAAATATTGACGCTACTAATATTGCGGCGATATATTTAGATATCGTGGGGTCTGCGATAACTTCTGAGATTAGTGATTATTACTTATCAAAAAGAAATTGGACTACGAGAGACTTAGCGGAAGCTATTTTAAATAGAGCAGATTTTCTAAGCTTAGCTCCTGATGCAAGAATTGTTAATATTTTATATTTAGATTTACTGAATAGGGTAGTTGGGGGCGGGGAAGATATCTCCGCATGGCTTGCGCTTGATAGCGTGAGCGAAGTTATTAGTGGTATCGTGGGTAGTGAGGAGTATATTAATTTAAAGAAAAATGATATTAAAGTAATCTCGAAAAAAATAAATCTAAATTCTATGAAGGTAATTATTCCGGATCATAAAATGAGGAATTTGAATTTGAATGGGATAGAGGTCACTATGTCTAAATATAATGGAAGTACGCAAGAATTTAAAAGGACCGATAACGGAGTTGAGTATATTCAATATAATAATGGAAGCGTATTTGAGAAAAACAAGGGAAAAGCAATTCAAACAGATTATTTTGTAAATGATAAAATATTTAAAATGTTTGGAAGCAATGTTTTAGAGGCTAATGCTAGTGGTTTTATAGATATAAAATTTGAAAATGAAAATAAAAATTTAAACAATGATTATTTAATAGATTCAGATGGAAATATTATAACTTGGACAGACTCTTTTAATGAAGCTCAGGGTTATATAAAAATTGAAACAACTAATACTTGGGTATATGCAGATTTAAATCTAAACTGGGTTGGCGCGCAATTAACTTCTGTTGTAAAAACTTGGATTGCCGGGGAGCATAATTTACAAAAACAAATTAGAAATAATCCTTGGTTTATTGATGTAAATGACGCTCATCAAAATTATCTGGATAAATCTTTAGCGCTAATACCTGCTCCCCGAATATATATTCCAAATGATCAATATGCGCTTGTGCAGGACAATTGCAAAATTCCGATAACGACACTTCTTACGTCATGGGGGACATCTATTCCTAATGCAAATATCTCGTCTTTAACAAACGCAGAAAGGGAAGCTATTGAAAATGTCCAGGGTGCAATTGTTAGAAATGAAGAGATAGAGATAGAATTAGATTTTATTCCAAAAAACCCAGATAAAGCCATATTCTTTGAAGGAATGTGGGTTCCGTATGAAGTAATATTGTATAATACAGATGATGGTGGAATGCTTTTGCCTAGAGAAATTAATAATACAAATATTAATGAGATTTCTTCTTGGGTCGAATCTGAAAATTTAAACTTTAGGACTGTAATAAATGATAGTAATCATACTGTGTTAAGTGTAGAAGAATTGGATTACCGTAATCCTTCTCCAGATCTTCCTGTTGGATATTCTCAAGCAGTGAAGCAAATTGGTATGTGTAAAATAACAGAAGATATACTCGACTCAAGTTCATCTTTAATTGGCAAAAGAGCAAAGATAAAAACTAAGCTATTTGGGAACACTTCTATACTCGGAAATTACGAAAAAGGGGGAGCTGGTAATCTAGAAGTATCAATTGGGAAGGATGTTGCGGAATACGGAATAATTGAACAGCAAAATGCAGTGGGAGATCAAATTGTATTTAAATATGAAATAACTGGAACAAGTGTCGATAACCCTTTAAATAGAACCGTAGATGGTATCAGGTCGCTTGATCACCCTGATTTCGAAACATGGGCGAAATCTGGCACCTCAATCGATCTTCTGGGAGTCGCTGTTTTTGGTGATTCTAGCCGAACATTACTCCAAGACATAGATGGTTACTTGACCTCGGGTAGAGGGTATAGAAACTATATAGAACAATATTACAAAGATATAAATGTATTTGCGTTTGAACCTCTTGATGATATTTTAACTTATTGGATTGACAATGTAGCTGCTCAAACTATAGAACCTTCTTCTGCTCCGACTTATGATATAACTTTTTCTAGCGACATTCATGAACCTTGGGAAGCCCCATGGTGGGGAATGTTTAAGGTTAATGGCGTTTACGTTCCGGATATGCCTGAGTTTGTGGAATGGTTGCATAACAATTACCCCTCGGGAATACCTTACTCATCAAGCGTGCTAAGAAAGTGGGGCATCTCTACTTACGATTACACCCTGCGAATGACGTGGAGCGGTTATGATGATTTGCTTTCTGGGAATTTGATGCACGGAGGCTCGGGAGGCGGGGTTGCTGGTGGAATACCGTGGTATACCCAGCAGTCCATGGGTGAAAGTTATTATAATTTTGCAAAATACTATGCAATGTTTAAAATTCTCCCTTCTCAATTAACCGGTGATCAGGCAATGATTGACTTGCTTTTGGAAAATACAATAATAGGTAAATTCCTTAAAGACTTACAAGGACAGCAAGAAACCTTTAACCCTGTAAAATACAAAATAATAGATAAATCTGGGAATTTACATCAAGCATTCTCTGATATTCCTCAAGCAATTTTAGAGTGGAGGCGATTAAAAGATGAAAAGTTTTTCTCCAGGAGAATTGTTTTTGAAGATGAATTGGGTGAGATTAGGAAGTTTTCTCATGTTGTTAGCCTAAATGCAATTGTTGATCAAAACGGAGAAAGTTATTTGGATTCTGATTCTATGAATCAATTATCTGCAATAAATCAAGCGTATAGTCAGATGCCTCATGCTCAACTAAATGGGCCAAATGGAAATTATGATCAAGTTATATATGGAATAGAAAGATCTCCTATACCAGAAAATACTCCCTCTGGAACAGGATTAAAAATAAATCCTTTTTATTATATTGATTTAACTGAAGAACAGAAGAGAGAAGTTGAATTGGCTATATCAAAAGTCGAATCTATTGTTTCTGATGATATTACTATGAATATTTACATATCAGAAGATCCTGGTACTAGATTGGGTTCTTCTTTTGATCAAAATGTTACTGCAACTCTTTATACAGATAAGAATGAGGATTATATTGTTGGGGGAATGAAGTCTGTTGATGGCTCAAATTATTCAAGGAGAATAGGGGGTATATATACGATCAACCCAGCTAGATTATTTAATTTTGATTTTAATAAAGATGTAGACGAAACTTACGAGCCCGAAAAACTGTCCCCTTTGTATTATACCACCTTGCACGAACTGATTCATTTACTTGGAGTAGGAAATCTTTGGTCATGGATCGGTATTATGGATCTTACTAGAGGTAATACTTTGTATTCTGCTAAATTTATACAAAACACATCTCCAGGTTCCTCTACTGCAGTTGAAAATGATTTTTGGTTTAACCCTGATGATTTAAAAATATATAAATATCTTAGTGGTGCATGGGTAGAACAACAAAACTCTGAGGCTGTTTACTTTTTTGTAAAATCTATAGCGTACACTGGGTTTTCGAACGCAGAGGTAGATTATTGGATTGGGATGGATGATATTTATCTTGCAAAATACGGATTAGTGAGATCTGAGATAATTGGAGGCGTGAAGTATATAGGAGAGCATGCAGCTTCAGAATTTGAATCATTA